CCCTTCGAGGCGCCGTGCGGCTGAGTACAACGTGGGCTCCTTGAGCTCGTACTCTTCATCCGACAGGAGCGTCACCTGTTTGCAGATGTCGTAGCCGTAGCGGTCCTGAGCGCTCAGAAGACCAAGCACGATGGTGTCGATGTGGCCTCGGATGAGGTCGCTGCTGATCGGTGTCTCACTCATGCGCCACCTCCTTCGAATTGCAACATGACGCATACTACTGTGTCTGTCAAGGTATTATGAGTGTCAGATAGACGGTCCTGAGAAGTCACGGTGGCGAGGCCCGACTTCAAGTTTGAATCGCAACACCTAGCCGTCTTGCGCTCACGCCTACCTGGCTTCGGCATAGCACTCCTCCGGTGTCCGATATCCCAGCCGCTTGCGCGGTCGCGAGTTCAGACGCGCGGCGATCGCATCACAGTCGGGCTGCGTGATGGTGCCAGTGCGCTGCGCGACGGCATTCCGCAACCGCATCGTGGCGCTCGGCGTTCACCACCCGCATGCGTTGCGTCATCCGCGTAAGAACGCATGACCGGGGGTGTCGTTCGTCGCTACTTTGCCGCTACGGCCGCGGCGAATCCCTCAGCCGCTTCGCGTTGCTGTCCCGGCAGCACCCAGCTGTAGACCTGCAGCGTAAAAGCCACTGACGCATGCCCGAGCCTTTTCGAGACCACATGCGGGGGCACGCCGGTCTTGAGCAGGATGGTGGCGTGCGTGTGGCGCGTGTCGTGGAATCGCAGTCGGTCGAAGCTCAGCGACTGCGCCACCGCCCTGAACTGAGCCGACGCCGTGGACGGCCGTACGGGCTGCCCGACCGCGTTTGTGAGGACCAGGTCCAGGTCCGTCCACGCAAGGCCCAGACGAAGCCGTGTCGCGGACTGCGCCGCGCGGTGCGCCTTGAGCCGAGCGACCGTCCCCGCATCGAGATCCACCGGGCGGCCCTTGCCCGACTTCGGCTCCTTGAAGGAGTACCAGGTCCCGCCGTGGGCGCCGCCGAGGTGCTCGACGAGCGTCTGGCGCACATACATCACCTGAGCGTCGAGGTCGAGGTCGCACCACCGAAGCGCGAGCAACTCACCGAGGCGTGCACCGGTCATGAGTGCGAGGAAGCCCACGAGCGCGGCCGGTGTCCCCTCAAGCGCGTGTAGCAAGGAGCCGACTTCGGTCTCGTTGAGCACCCGCATCTGGGGACGATCCGGTCGCGGTGGAGACGTGAAGTCGACCGGATTCCTGACCAGCGTGCCCAGCTCCACCGCGCGCCGCAGCGCCATCTTCAGCGCGACATGGCGATGATGGACCGTCGTGGGGGACAGCCTCGACTTCTTGCGCTGCCCGGCTTCATCTCGCAAACACGCGGCGTAGAACTCGTCGAGGTGCTGCGGCGTGAGGTCCTGCAGCTGTAGACGGCCGAGCTTCGGGATGACGCTGCCGCGGAGCAGTGACGCGTATCGCTCCCACGTGCGATCGCTCACACGCGAACGCTTCCACGTGAGCCACGACTCGAGATAGTCGTCGAGGCGCTGGTCGCTTCTGCCGACGTACTCGCCCTTGGACTTGTCGGATAGCAGTCGGGCCCGCTTCTCCTTGGCCTTCTCGAGCGACCCTCGTACCGTGTGCGACTCACGGCGCCGCTTGCCGTCCGCCAGCGGCGCCAGTTCGATGAAGACGCGGTAGTGCTGCGTGTCGACCTTGAGGATCCCGTTGCGCTCGCTCGTTCGGCTCATGGCCACTCTCTCCATCCGGTGATGCTCGCACGTCACTCAGCACATGCGTACGGTGCGCGGACACAGTCAAGGACGCCGGCCCGCCTAGGACGAACCACTGTGCCGCAGGTCGCGACTCCTTGAGGCTGCGGGCGCCGACGTGGCACCCGACCTGCCCAATTGAAGCGTAGCGCGCGTGTCAGCGACCACGGCGACACCCGGCTCACGGGGCCGATAGACACCCCCGGTTGCGGGATCGGCTGACACCGAAGTCAGGATGAGATGCGACCCGCGATGACGCGGACAGGTACGGCAAGGAGGACGCAGATGAGCCAGACAGGACGCCCGCCCCGGATACGCGCGCTCGGTCGCAGCCTGAAGGTGCTCGAGCGCATCGCGACGATTGGAGAGCTACTCGGCCAAAACCGCAGCGGCTCATACAGGATGTGCCGTCGGGAGGCGTGGCCGATGGTTGGATCTCCGGCCAGCGGCTGGGTGCTGACGATGCAGATCTTGGACCGCTACGGGATCGAGTACCGCCTGGAATCCGACGAGCCCGTCGATCTCCCTGGTGGGTCACAGGCAGACCCTCGCCCCGTCGATTGCCCGGTGGGCCAGTGCGAAGGCTGCTCCGAGCATCGCTGCACGCCGTGCGCTGATGAGCGTGGAATCGCGCCGTGGGAGCTCGGGCGCGACGACAAGACGGAGTCCTCCCAGTGACGCCGCCAGCTGACCACTTCGCGGCGGTGCCTGCCGCTTGGGAGGAATGGCAGCAGGACTTCAACATGACGACGCGTGCCATGTACGTCCAACTGCTCTTCTGCATGCACCGGCAGACCGGAACCGTCCGGCTCAGTCTCCGGGCACTGGGGGAGCGCGCTGCACTCAGTCGCGGACAGGTTGACCGAGCACTTCGATCCTTGGCCTCAGGCGGTGTCATAAGCTACGCGCCGGGCACGAATCAGCACTCGGAGAGCATCATCCAGGTTCTACTGCGCCGTGGTGCTGTCCTACCAATGAGACGGCGTGCTGTCACACCAGCAGGACACCAACAAGACACCGCGTTACACCAACGTGACAGCGCGTCGCACCAATGGGACAGCAGCGGGACAGCACACCACCTTTCACCTGCGGAAACGTCAGACAGAGGTCTAGAGGTCTATCCAGATGGAGAAGAGGGAGCGACTTCGGCGCCCGACCTTTCCGCAAGCGGGTCAGGCGGCAGTCAGCGAGCGAGGAAGAGCGGCGGGTTCTGTCCGGCTTGCCGAGGAACACGCGTCTGCAACGAGGGCGATGGCACGGGCGACTACACCTGCGGCGCCTGCAGGGATGGCGACTATGAATGAGCCGATCCGCGGGAAGGGCGCTGTGTGCGATCGCTGTGGACCGCACGCGCGGCTTGCGAAGCGCCTGACAACTACTCGGGAGATCAAGCCGCGGGGGCGTCACGAGCTCCGCTGGCGTTTGGGGGGTAGGGGGGCCGGATTGTTGGGGCCGACACCTCGTCACCCTGCATGCTCAAGGCGTCCCCCGCGCCCGAAACTGGAGATTCCTGCGGTTACGAGTTGGCGCGCGAATGTGGATACGAGTTTCTCGGCTGACGCGAAGCGCAAGCTGGTCTCATGACCGATGACCTCCTCATAGCCCGCTGCTCAGCTCTCGGCTGCACCAACGCCTTGCCGCCTCGTGGCCGACGCGGTCCCGCGCCTGTCTACTGCAGTCCCGCATGCCGGGTAGCAGCTTGGCGATCGCGCGCCCGGGTCCGGGAGCTGGCCGCGATGCAGCCCGCTGCCTGGGGGTCGCCCGACGTGGGGCCGCTCGAAGCGCCGACGACGTCTTCGGTGCCGACCGACGAACAGGTGGCGCGGGCCATCCTGTCCGGCCGCGGTGTGGCCGCGGTCTTTGACGTCCTGGGCCGCGAGGCACGTCCCGAGTTCGCGTGGCGATGTGAGAAGGCGGGCGAGGAGATCACCCGTGTGCTCGACACCTACTTCGAAGGAGCCGACCGATGAGCAAGCCAACTGATCTGAGCGTGAGTGTCGTGGCGACCGAGGCGCTCGTGCTCGACCCGCGCAACGCGCGCACCCATGGCCGTCGCAACCTCGAGGCGATCGGGGCTTCGCTGTCTCAGTTCGGACAGCGGCGCCCGCTCGTCGTCACCGGCGACATGACGGTCATCGCCGGCAACGGGACACTTGAGGCCGCTCGCGCTCTCGGGTGGACGGAGATCGCCGTCACCGTGGTCCCGACAGACTGGACCGTCGACCAGGCCAGGGCCTACGCCCTGGCCGACAACCGTACCGCCGAATTGGCCGCGTGGGACGAGGACGTCTTGCTCGAGAGCCTGAGCGAGCTGGACCTGGCCGGCTGGGACATGGACGTACTCGGCTTCGATCTCGGCGACGAACTGGCCGGCGTCGTCGAGGACGAGGCTCTCGAGCCACCGGATGAGCCGGTCACGCGGCCGGGAGATGTGTGGGCGCTCGGGGAGCACCGTCTGCTGTGTGGCGACGCGACCAAGGAGGAGGACATCGCGCGCCTGATGGCCGGCGCCAAGGCCGCCTGCATGTGGACCGACCCGCCCTATGGCGTGGACTACGTCGGCAAGACCAAGGACGCCAAGAGGATCGCCAACGACGGTGCCCAGGGGCTCGACGCTTTGCTTCGAGCGGCATTCACACAAGCCGAATCGGCCCTGGAACCCGGCTCCCCGTTCTATGTCGCGCACCCGGCCGGTCCACTCTCCCTCACGTTCGGAAACGCCCTCGTGGCATCCGGCCTTCGGATCCACCAGACGCTCGTGTGGGTCAAGGATTCCATGGTCTTGGGCCACAGTGACTATCACTACAAGCACGAGCCCATCTACTACGGCTGGAGCGCAGGCGAGGGCCGCAGCGGCCGAGGAGAGCACGAAGGATCGCGGTGGCACGGCGACAACGCCCAGGTCTCGGTGCTCCAGTACGCACGGCCGAGCAGATCGGAGGAGCACCCGACGATGAAGCCGGTGGGACTCGTCGCACACTGCCTGAGCAACTCCACGGGCTCGGGCGCCCTCGTGTTCGATCCCTTCCTTGGGTCCGGCACGACTCTCATCGCCTGCGAGCAGCTCGGTCGGTTGTGCTACGGGCTCGAACTCGAGGCGGGCTACTGCGACGTCGTGATCGCGCGCTGGCAGAAGCTGAGCGGCGAGAAGGCGGTGCTCCTCCATGGCGAAGGGTAGGCCGCCGGCGCCGGGACGCGGTGCCTCACACAGCTCGGGGCATCGCGCGCTGGCGGGTCAGGGCCGCTCGCCCTCGGCTGTCGCGCTGCCGGTGCAAAGCGCGCTGGCCACCCTGCCGCCACCCGCGGGTCTGCCGGCTGCCGCGGCGGATACATGGAGAGCGATCCTCTCCGACATGGCGGCGCTTAGAACGCTTCGCGAAGTCGACATGCCCCTCGTGCTCGCCTACTGCGAAGCGGTCTATGTGCACCGGGAGGCATCCGCCAATATCCACACCTACGGTGTACTGGTCAAAGGTCCTCGTGGCCCGATTCCCAACCCCATGATCCGCGTGCAGAAAGACGCCGCCACGACGATCCGCCAGCTCTCCGACGTGCTGGGCCTCAACCCACTTGCGCGCATCAGAGGCAACCTCATGGAGGTCGCCGGCCAGTCCGTGGCACTTGGCATCCGCGACCGCCTGCTCGAGAGGCTTACCGACTGATGGCGACCTGCCGCTCTCACCCGATCACGCACACAGGCGACAAGCTCGCACGCCTGGTGGAACTCTTCATGGCCGAGCACCTCGTGTTCATGAAGGGCGAGTACGCGGGACGCCCGTTCCTGCTCGAGCCCTGGCAGCGCGAGCACATCATCCGTCCGCTGTTCGGGACGCTGGACGCCAAGGGCAACCGCATCTATCGCGAGGCGGTCATCGGCCTTCCTCGCGACGGTGGCAAGAGCGAGCTTGCGGCGGCCATCGCACTTGCGTGCATGTTCACGGAGCCGGTCTACGAAGGCGAGTACGTGGTGGTGGCGCGCAACCACAAGCAAGCCGGCATCGTCTTCAACAAGGCACGCCGGATGGTGCTTCGGGATCCCGAGTTGCGCGCTGCCTGTGACGTGCGCAAGGCCGAGATCATCATTCGCGACACGGGCGCGCGCTTCTACACGGTGCCGTGGGATGCGGGGTCGGCCCAGGGCATCCACGCGACCGTGTGCGTGATCGACGAGTACCACGTGCATCGCAACGACTCCATGCGCTACGCGATGCTCTCCGGCATGATCGCGCAGCCAAACGCGCTTCTCATCACG